AGAAACCACAACAACATACGTGGAGAGTAAGGACAAGGATAGCCCCTCACCATTCATACCGGAGAACAAGTTGGTATGTGTGGGGTATTTAGGAGTGGATAAGAAGTGTGTGTGGTTTTATCACAAAGATAGAGAGGCAGACCAGGGTGGGTTTGAACAGGTACAAAAGGTGTTGGATGACACAACACTTTTAGTTGGCCACAATATCAAGTTTGATTTACAGTGGCTACTGGAGGCTGGGTTTAACTACACTGGTAGCATATATGATACCATGTTAGTCCAATATATATTAAACAGGAGCCAGAAGTCACCCCTTTCACTGTTGTATTTAGCTGAAAAATATGATGTGGCAAGGAAGGCTGTGGACTTGCTTGTAGAGTATGAGGGCAAGGGTATGGAAGAGATACCTTGGGAGATTGTAGAGGAATATAATCTTGCAGACCTACAAGCCACTCTTGAGGTTGCTGAGAAACAGTTGGATCAGTTAGGGAGCAGTTGGGATGAGTTTGATACCCACAGTTAAACTAACAAACGAGGTCTGCCAAGTCATCACTGACATAGAGCGGGCTGGCTTGAAGATTGACACCAAAGCACTGGAGGAGGTGGAAGCTGAGTTCAAGGCTGAGTTGCACGAGTTGGATGAGTGGTTACAGTTGAAGGTGAAGGAAGTCATGGGGGACACCCCACTCAACTTGGACAGCTCCGATGACAAGTCCAAGTTGATTTATAGTCGAGTGGTTAAAGATAAGAGTATGTGGAAGAAGGTATTTAATATTAGAAAGGACCCACGTACAGGTAAAATGGCATTTAGATTTAATGTAAAGACTAACATATTACAAAGGAAGATTACTGAACACTCAACTGTACTTCGTAAGACTACAGCTATACAATGCAACAAGTGTAAAGGGTACGGGAAATACTTTAGGTTCAAAAAGGATGGTGCCCTCTACAAAAAACCCAGCAAATGTAGTGTGTGTGATGGTGGTGGCATCCAGTATATAAAACAGAAGAAGATTGCCGGATTTAAGATAGTGCCTACAAACATCGACCATGTAACAGCCAATGGGTTCAAGACTGACAAACATGTATTGAAGAAGGTAGCTGACAAAGAGGGTGGTGAGGTTGCTGGGTTTATTGCAAAACTGGTGCGGAGAGGGGCTATTGTAAACTATCTCAGCACGTTTGTAGATGGTATTAAAAGGGGGTTGGGGAAGGATGACTTTATCCACTTCAAAATTAATCAGGCTGTTACAGCTACTGGCCGCACCTCTTCTAGTGACCCAAACTTCCAGAATATGCCTGTAGTTGGTGACTTTCCCATCCGTAGGGCGGTAATATCAAGGTTTGTAGGTGGTCGTATCTTGGAGGGTGATTTCAAACAGTTGGAATTTAGAGTGGCTGGCTACACTTCTGGATGCCAACAAGTCTACAAGGATGTAAGGAGTGGAGAGGATGTCCACCAGTTTACGGCTGACACTATTGGAATTGGTAGGAGAGAGGCAAAGGCACACACATTCAAACCATTATATGGGGGTAAGGATGGGACGGAAAAGGAGAAAGCCTACTACAATGCCTTCCTCAAGAAATATGAGGGGGTCTACAAGTGGCATGTGGACATTATAGAGAAGGTTATAAAGACAGGTATACTTGTACTCCCATCAGGTAGGGAGTATGATTTCGGTGTTGTACGGAGACAGAGGAATGGGAATGTGGCAGACGCTACAAAGATCAAGAACTATCCAGTACAGGGGTTTGCCACTGGTGACCTTCTACCCATAGCACTAGTATATTGTTGGAGGAAGATGTCAGAAAATGCACTACAATCTGTAATTTGTAATACAGTTCATGACAGCATCGTGTTGGACTGCCACCCAGATGAGGTTGATATTTGTGTGGATATTTTGAAAGAGGCTATGTTTTCCTTGAAGGGGGAATGTGAGAGGCGCTACAATATTGACTACGACATGCCGGTGGGGATTGAGTTGAAGCTCGGCCCTAATTGGTTGGAAATGGATGAGGTTTTTGAGGGGGAATTATAAAACCCCAGAAAACTCCCACAAATAGGGGGTTGACTTTACATTCCTGATATGGTATAATTAGGGGTATAGTGAGAGATCAGACAAATGAAGGAGAACAATATGACAGAAGTAGCAGTTGCAGGACAGATGGACCTACCCGCCACTCTTGACGGAATGTCCAATGAGGATATCCGCAAGTTGGCTGGCCAGACTTACAACGGTCCCAAGGGTCTGCCTCAGCTAACCATCAACCATTTCGCGGAAGATGAGTTTGGGGTTAAGTTGCCCAGAGGTGAGTGGCAGGTTTATGTAGAGGATGCTGAGGGGTATGTATTTGCTGAAGAGGTTCAGTTCCGCCCCTTCACCCGCACGTTCCATTATAGTGTGTGGGACAACGAGGAGGGTAACTACAGTAGCCGTTCAGTGGAGCAGACAAGCTTCAACGGACCCTTTGAGGATACTACTGGGACCTTCAAGTGTGGCCGTCTGTCAGCCAAGGAGTTGGACAACCTTGACCCCAACTCACCGGAAGCAGTTGTGTCCAAGAATGTAAAATGCACTCAGCTTGTGTATGGGTGGGTATCATTTGAGGGCAAGGATGCTGAGGGTAATATCTACAGTGTTGTAGACCTTCCTTGCACTTGGCGGGCTAGGGGTGCCAGCTACTCAGCCGCTGATGATGTCTTGAAGGAACTCACAAAGCGGAAGGCTAACTGGCAGTATGTAGTGTTGAAACTGGAGAGTGTGCGTAAGAAGAAGGGTGGCAACACCTTCTTTGCAGCCTCTGCGGTTGTCTCCACTGAGATTGACCACCTTGGGGAGGATGACAACCAAATCATGTGGGACTTCTTGAAAACCATTGAGGGCCGCAACGGTTATATTCTCGACAAGCACGAAGAGGCGCGTGGTGGTTTGAGTGGTGGGGAGTATGTAGATGCTTCCCTTGAGGCCCAGTTTGATGAGCGTGGTGGAGATGATGATGAGGTGCCATTCTAATGAACACACTTCTATTCAAGATAAACTCATATCTTGATGCCGCCAGCCGGGGGGTAGCTACAATGCCCCCTGGTCTGGTGGAAGATTTTAAGGAAGCCTGTGGGAGGGCGTTGGAGCGGCAGTTCAACGAGAAGTCTCAAGAGTACAGTATGAGGATGAGTGGGATTGGCAAACCACTCTGCCAACAGAAACTTGAACAACAAGGGGTTCAGGGTACGGTTGATAGAACCTTAGTCATGCGTTTTCTGTTTGGTGATCTCGTTGAGGCCGCTGCAATTGCTATCATGAAGGCTGCCGGTGTTAATGTGGAGAGTGAACAAGAACAGTGTAAGTTGGATATTGGGGGGATTACACTACAAGGCACCTTGGATGTAGAGGTGGATGGTAAGGTGTGGGATGTAAAATCTAGCAGTGGGTACTCATTCGCAAGCAAGTTTGGTCCTGAACATGGTGGGTTTACAAAGATTGAGGAAGAGGATGCCTTTGGGTATATACCACAGGGGTTTTTGTATGCAGAGAGCCGTGGGAAGCCCTTTGGTGGGTGGATAGCGGTTGATAAGAGTACGGGGGAGTTTGGGGTTGTTGAGACACCCAACAATGCCACCGGGAAAAGGGCTACAGCACTTAAACGGGTATCTGATAATATCCGCGACCTCAGAGACAACCCAGGAACAGTTGTCAAATTTGAAGATACAGCAGAGGTCAAGAAGACGGGAAAGAAACCCAACGTCATTGAGACACCAACAGGTAACAGGCTCATGCCGAACCTCTGCACCTTCTGTAAGTTCATGCGACACTGTTGGCCAGGGGCAGCTTTCAGACCTAATGCAACTACAAAGTCCAATAATCCGCGTCCCGTTTGGTACACGCATTATGAGATGGATCACTTTGGGGAGAGGGTTTGATGCCAATACTACTACAAAATAAAATAACAACAAGTGATCTGGTTAACAATGATTTTTGTGTCTATATCTATGGAGATAATCTAAAGAGGGTAGGTATGGGTGGGCTTGCAAAAATCTGTCGGCCCTATTCTAACACGGTGGGGGTGGCTGTCAAAAACTACCCCGCTATGGATGAGGGTGCATTTTTTTCAGACCAGAACTTTGAACTACACAAGGGCCAAATAGATGAGGACATGGAAAAGGTGGCAAAACACTTGAGGGAGGGGAGGGTTGTAGTTTTCCCCACTGGTGGGATTGGGTCTGGGTTGGCCCAGCTACCGGAGAGGGCACCTCAGTTGTATGCCTATTTGAGTGAGAAGGTGGCACGGTTGATTAAATTGTACAACAAGAAGGGGGCTGTTTTGTAGATGAGCAAGATGAGGTCTGGGTTTAGGTCCGGTTTGGAGGTAGAGATAGCTGGACAGTTAATAAAGAATAAAGTGGAGTTTGAGTATGAGAAGCACCAGCTTGAGTACCAAAGGAACCCGTCTAAATATATACCAGACTTTTATCTACCCCACCTTGGCTTTTATATCGAGGTTAAGGGGAGACTACAAACATCAGACAGAGTTAAACACCAGTTGATTAAGGAGCAACACCCAGAGGTGGATATCCGTTTTGTATTTGGGAGAGCAAGCAACAAAATTAGAAGGGGTAGCAAGACTACATACGGAGAGTGGGCTGATAGATATGGTATACCGTGGGCAGATGGAAAGGTGCCGAAAGAATGGTTAAACAAACAGAAATAGATGTTGAAACTAGTACAATAAAGTTGGGGGACAATTCCTTTGCTGTTATTGTATCCTCTCACGATGAAAAGGATGGGTTTTATGAGTTGAGGGGTGTGTCAGGTCCTATCCCAGGTAGCCAAGAGGAGAACACTGAAAGGGTGTTTAAAATATGGAAGGGGTTGATGTTTATGGCTGACCAATATCCTGCATCTCTAATTTCAATTGCTATGGCTATAGAGGCAGCTATTGATGGTGCTAGTCCAGAAGAGGTCACTGATAAAGTGTTGAGGGATACTGGGTTTAAACTAGACAAGACAACACCTACAAAAGGGAGTGCTTAACAGTGGTGGGGCGCACACATTTAGTTATTGGGGATGCACACTCACAACCCGATGTCTCTAATGAAAGATTTGACTGGCTTGGTAAGATGATTGTAGACCTCAAGCCTGATGTTATTGTCAACATAGGGGACTGGGCCAGTATGGATAGTCTTTCCTCCTATGACAAGGGGAAGAAGGCTCATGAGGGACGGAGGTATGTAGCTGACATTAAACACGCTAATGATGCTCTTGACCGCATGATGGCACCTCTCAACAAGTACAACAAGATGAGGGCAAGAAACAAGAAAGAGCAGTACAAACCAGAAATATACCACAACGTGGGGAACCATGAGCATAGGATTACAAAAGCTTGTGATAGCAGTTCTGAGTTGGATGGGGTTATGGCTGTTGGTGATATTAGGTTTGAAGATAGTGGGACACTAGTGCCATTCCTAGAACATGTGGTTGTGGATGGGGTAGCCTACTGCCACTACTACACCAGTGGGGTGAAGGGTTACGCAATCAGTGGAGATTTCATTGGCCGAAGAATTATTCAGAAGCTTAAATGTAGCGGTACAATGGGGCATGGGCACAAGTTTAATTATTTTATGGATACAAACGCTAAAGGTCAGTTCGTCCACGGCTTGGCTGCTGGCTGTTATTTTGACCACCACATGGATTACGCTGGCCCAGATAACCAGAACTTCCGTCCCGGCTTGGCCGTTAAGCGTCATGTAGTTGATGGGGATTATGATTTAGAGTGGGTGTCCCTTGATGAGGTTAAGAGGAGGTATGGATGAGTATGTGTGGGCTAGACTATGATAGTAAGTTTGAAGGCTTAAGAGAAAATGCTAAGGAAGAAGAGTTACAAGAACAAGTAGACCACCCAGACTACTACAACATCCTATCCAAGGAAACCATAGAGACTATTAAGGATAGTATGGCAGATGTAGAGTTTCGTGGGTATATTAAGGGCAACATCCTCAAATATGTGTTGAGGTATGCCTACAAGGGGATGCCACTTAAGGACTTGATGAAGGCTGAGTGGTATTTGAAGAGGTTGATTGAAGAATTGAAAGGTGATGAATGTTAGAATATAAAATGGACAAGGGTGGGACAGTGTGGGTCAACCCAGAATATGTTGCAGCAATACAGGAGAAGGGGCCTGATAAGGCCATGATAATCATGGGGGTACAAGGGCAGGTTTATGTAGTTAAGGAAAAGGTTGCAGATGTAGTGGATAGAGTAGAGTGGTGGTTACAAGAATGACTACAATAGCATTCAAGGATGGGTTTATGGCAGCAGACACCCAAGCTGCTGACAACTATGGTTTGGTTAGCCACACTTCAAAATTAATCAGGATTAGTGACAATTGTGTGGCTGGGATAGCTGGGTGTAGTAGACAAGCTTTCAGATTTATAGAGAGGTTGAAGGACGGTAGTGTGGGAGGGGATGACAAGCCTCCAGAGGGGGATTTTGTAGTACTTGTAGTCACTACAAACAGCATTGTTGTCTATTATGAGGATGAATTGTTCGATGACTACACCCCAGAGAAGATGTGGGCTATTGGTAGTGGGAGGTTGATAGCAATGGGGGCAATGGCTGCTGGTGCAACTGCCCAGGATGCTGTCAGAATTGCTAGTAAGTGGGATGAGGGTACTGGTGGGGACATTGAAGTAATGAGGGTGTGGGATGGGTCCAAAACTACAAATAAGTGAAGAGCTACACGCTCTAAAATATAGAGGGATTGGTGAGAGTTTTGAGGAGGCTATGACCAGGATTGCAGGAGCATTATGTGATGATGACCAACACTTCCACAAGTTTAAAGACATCCTTGCAGGTATGCGTTTCCTCCCTGCTGGCAGAGTACAAGCGGCTATGGGTAGCCCTCGTAGAGTTACTCCATACAACTGTTTCGTATCACAAACCATCGAAGATAGCATGGATGGGATTATGGGGGCTGCTACAAATTCTGCCCACACTATGCGTATGGGTGGTGGTATTGGGTATGACTTTAGCACTCTCCGTCCTCGTGGTTCCCATATTGCTAGCTTGGACAGTAAGTCAACTGGTCCTGTCTCATTCATGGGGATATATGATGCGGTATGTAAAACAATAGCTAGTGCTGGTCACAGGAGAGGGGCACAGATGGGTGTGTTGAGAGTTGACCACCCAGATATTGAGGAGTTTATCAGGGCCAAGCAGATATTGGGGAACCTTGAGGCTTTCAACATATCTGTTGCTGTCACTGATGATTTTATGAGGGCTGTTGAACAAGATCAGAGCTTTGATCTTAGTTTCAAGGGGAGAAAATACCGCACCATCTCAGCCAAGAATTTGTGGGAGGAGATAATGCGGTCTAACTGGGAGTGGGCTGAACCGGGGGTACTGTTCATTGACCGTATCAACTCTATAAATAACTTGTGGTATTGTGAGGTGATTGCAGCTACAAACCCCTGTGCTGAACAGCCACTTCCACCTAGCGGAGCCTGTCTCCTTGGTAGTTTCAATTTGACAGCCTATATAAAGACAGACAGTTCCAACAAACACCATTTTGACTGGGGGCAGTTTGAAAATGATATTCCTGTAGTCGTTCGTGCTATGGACAATATTGTTGACCGTGCTGTTTACCCCTTGGAACAACAACAGGTGGAAGCCCACTCTAAAAGAAGGATGGGGTTGGGTGTTACGGGCTTGGCAAATGCTGGTGAAATCCTAGCCAAACCATACGGGAGTGGGAAGTTTATATATTTTGAGAATGCTGTTTTGCGGGAGTTGAAGAATGCTGCCTACAAATCCAGCATCCAGTTATCAAAGGAGAAGGGACCCTTTCCCCTTTTTGACAAGGATAGATACCTGGAGGGGGAGTTTGTAAAGGGTTTGGATGAGGATATTAGGAAGGGGATTAAAAGGCATGGGATTAGGAATAGCCACCTCCTTAGTGTTGCTCCTACTGGCACTATTAGTCTTACAGCTAACAATATTAGTAGTGGGTTGGAGCCTGTATTCGCGTATGAGTATGATAGAGCGATTAATACGCCAGGAGGTATCAGAACTGAGACAGTCACTGACTTTGCTTTCAGGGAGTATCAGGTTGAAGGAAAGACCTCCACTCAATTGACAGCAGATGACCACTTAAAAGTATTGTTGACAGCCCAAAAACATGTAGACAGTGCCATCTCTAAAACTTGCAACGTGAACCCAGAGATGCCGTGGGATGAATTCAAAGAAATCTACATGTTAGCTTGGAAAGGTGGGGCTAAGGGGTTGACAACATTTAACCCTGGTGGTAGTAGGAAGGGTGTGTTGAATGCAAGCCCACAGACTGATGAGAATGAGGCTTGTTGGATTAATCCTGAT